TATTTTCTGATCTTGCGGTAACTGTTGTTGCTGGAGGTGTGACGGGAAAGGGAATATTAGATGAACCAACAACAATCATTGCAGGCGATCAAATAATAAGCACCGATTACGTTTTGCATTGCAAAAGCTCTTCTTATTCCGCAATCAAAGCAGGCGATACGGTGACGGTTGCGGGTACTGCTTATACCTGTAGAACAAACGAAAGAGATTTAGACGGTTTAACTTGTCAAATTTCCTTATCTAAAAACTAATGACGACAATCCGTGAAAATATTTTAGACGCTGCAAAAACTGCTTTAGCTGGTACAACTTCTGTAAGTACAAGAATTTACAGGTCAAGAGTTACCGCCTTAAGTCGGGCAGAAAGTCCGGCTCTTTTATTGTCTTGGTCAAACGATACAGCAACACAAACAACCTCACTAGCAACGCTTGACCATACTCTTACAATTGAAATTTCTGTTATCGTTCGAGGCGATACCCCTGATGAGGTAGCAGATCCGATTGTCGAAAGCCTACATAATAAAATCATGTCAAATACAGCTCTTAGTAATTTGATTAGTGATATTTATTTGACCACTACAACGAATGAAAATGTAGATGCTGATCAACCAGCGGGCGTTATTACCTGTTCTTATGAAATAAAATATCGAACCTTAAATAATGATTTAGCAAGTGTCTAGGCTTAAATAGCAGATCTCGTTTAATATGTGAACATATTATTAATTTGATGGGGTGGGATGGCTGTTTTAAGGACTAAAGAGACGCTGGTAGCAGCAAAAAAAGAAAGCTCTTATGCTTCAGCAGCAACATTAGCGGGCACCGATGCTGTTTTAGCTACTGAGGTTTCTATCGAACCAGTTAATTCAACCGTGTTAGATCGAAATACGATAGATGGAAAGTTTGGTTCTAGGCCTTTTATTCAAAGTAATACACACGTAAGCTTGAACCTAACAGTGGAGGCAACTCCATCAGGCACAGCCGGAACGAGTCCAGACTATAAAGATCTTTTACTTGGATGCGGATTAATAGAAACATCTACGGCAAGTCAAAACGTATTTTCGCCTGAAACAAATTTAGATACGGCTGATAGCTTGACCATTGGCGTTTATATAGATGGCTCACTTCATAAATTGACGGGAGCAAGAGGAAGTTTCACTTATGAAATAGAGTCAGGGGATACGCCAAAGTTCAAATTTGAATTTCTTGGTTTGTATAATGCTCCAACAGCCACAGCAATATTAACTCCAACTTATGCTCAACTAGCTCCAAAGGTTGCTAACAGTACAAACACAACTGCCTTTCAACTCCATTCCTACGCTGGGGCATTGCAATCCTTTAGCTTTGAGCAAAATAATAATCTTTATTATTCTGAATTAGTTGGTAGTTCTAAAACTGTAAGGGTTACAGACCGCGCAAGTTCTGGAAGTGTTTCTATTGAATCGGTTGGATTAGGAACAAAGAATTTTTATTCAATTGTTAATTCAACAGCCACAGGAAACTTGACCCATCAACACGGACAAACAGCAGGTAATAAAATCACGTTTACCGCAAGTACAACACAGTTGGAGACAATTGAACAAGGCGAAAATGAAGGCTATCAAATGTTAGATATTGCGTATAGAGCTTTGCCTAATACTGGAAATGATGACTTTGAATTAAAATTTCATTAGGTATTGCTTTGCTTTAATATTGGGTCTACCCTGTTAATACGTCTAAGTATTAATTAATGGCATTTGTTTTAGATCAAAACGAGTCTTATAAATGGCCTGTAAAAATTAAAACACCAACGGGGAACGGAAAACATTCTGTTCAAACTTTTAACGGTGAATTTAAAAGAATTACTCAGACTAGGATTATCGAAATGGGGGATCAGATAGATAAGAATAAAATTACTGATATGGAATTAGTTTCTGAGGTCTTGATTGGTTGGGATTCTGTAGACGATGAGGAGGGGAACCCTGTTGATTTTAATAAAGCTAATTTAAAAAAATTACTAGACGTGCCAATGGCTGCAACAGCTATCGCACAATCATTCTTTGAAAGTATTGCGGGGGCAAAAAGAAAAAACTAACTCTCGCTGTTAAGTATTGGGCTAACAGCGGTAACAGCAATAGGGGGGAATTAGACGCGGCAGCGGAAGCTTTTGGCATTGTATTGCCAGAAAAAGAAGAAAAAAACTTTGCTGTATGGCCTGAAAATTGGCCTGCTCTTGAATTGTTTCTTAGATGTCAAACTCAATGGCGTACTTCAGTAGGTGGAGTTACAGGATTTGATTACTCATCGGTGCTAGCCTTAGTTAATATGTATGCGTATAGCAAAGAAACTTTCGAGGATCTTCAAATCATGGAAGCAACTGCTATTGAAATTTTAAACAAAGGTAATAAATAAATGGCACAAGGCACAAAGTTTAATATGTTCCTAGCGGTTAAGACGTTAGGAGAACAGGGAATAAAAAGGCTTGGCAACTCTATGCAGGGTTTAGCGGGTCGGGTTAAGAATGTAAAACTAACGGTTGATGGATTAGCTAAAGCCTACGCATCGTTAAGAATTGTTCAAGATGCTTTAAACGTTACTGTTCAACGGGTCGAATCAGAAAGGCGCTTGATGCTGTTGTCGCAGGGTTTTGACGATTTAGCTTCAGTTACGGAAGCTGCCTCCATCGCCGCTGATAAATTTGGTTTAAGTCAAACACAAGCAAACAAAGAGTTCGCACAGGTTTACGCAAGATTGCGTCCACTAGGGATTGAACTAGAAACAATTAGATCTGTTTATGAAGGCTTTAACACCGCTGCCGTATTAAGTGGCGCAAGCGCCTCCGAAGCTTCAAACGCTTTCTTACAATTAAGTCAGGCGTTAGGTACTGGATATTTAAGGGGTCAAGATTTTAATAGTATTTTTTCACAAACACCCGCAGTTATACAGGCGATTGCGAAAGAAATGGATGTAGCCGTTGGTGATATGAAAGAGTTGGCGGCTGAAGGAAAAGTAACAACAGAATTTATATTGCCAGCGTTGGAACGACTGCGAACTGAAGGGGCTGAAAAATTATCAGAAGCTTTAAAAGGGCCAGCTCAACAATTTAGAAATTTAAATAATGCAGTTGAAGAATTAAAGATTGCGGCAATAGCTGACAATATGGAACGAATCTTAGAGCTTGTAAATCAATTAACTGATACAACAAAAACCCTTACTAATATTATTAATGCACCGGGTTTTAAGTTCTTTTTTGATACTTTATATAAATTAAGTATTGGTCCATTAGATAAATTAAATCAAATAGGAGACTTGTTTGGCAATTTATCGGCTGATGATGCTATTGATTCTGCTCAAACTATAACAATAACAGTTACGGGAATAAGTGAGGAAACAAAAAAAGCAAAATCCTTGCTGGATAGTGCCTTTGGAGAATCAATGAAGAAAAAATTAGATGAATTTGGCAAGTCTTTAAATGACATAGGGAGCTTAGTAGGTGATTCTGTCGTTGACGCTTTCAAAGGTATGGAAGATGCTCTCGTTGATTTTGTAAAAACTGGAAAGCTATCTTTTAAATCATTGGTTGACAGTATTCTTGAAGACTTAGCAAGAATTGCTATCAGACAAAGTATTACTACGCCTTTGTTTAATGCTTTTAGTAGTGCGTTAAGTGGGGGGTTTGGAGGAGGAGGAGGAGGCTTCGGTAATGCTTTAAGTGGTTCTACTTTCCCTACAAGTGTTTCAAGCCTTTCTTTTTCTGATGCTTTGAAATTGTCACCAATTAAGTACTCAAGCGGAGGATATATAAACAGGCCTACTCTCGGAATGATTGGGGAGGGCGGCGAATCTGAGGTTGTTATTCCTCAATCAAAACTTGCCTCTGCTATGGCTAGGTATCAAAGCGGAATGAGGGGAGCTGATATTGTCCCTTCTGGTAATAATGCAAACGGTGGGGGTGGATCTGGATATGCAGGCGGCGGAAATGTAACCGTTAATTACCAAGGCGACATATTAAATTTTGAAGGTCAAAACTACGTTAAACAATCAGACGTAGGAGGGATTATTTCAGCAGCCGCAAACGCAGGGGAAGCAAGAACAATGAAGACCCTTAAAAATTCACGTAGTCAAAGAGCAATGGTTGGATTATGAGCCTTACAGCATTAACAACATTTATCGAAATAAAAAATAGAGATGGTAACGTCGTTGGTGATATGCGTTATCAAAACGGAAAGCGTGACGCATTTAGCCCGTTAACAACAAACGAAACAACCGCACAAGAAACTGATTTTAGCCGTTCAGAAAATAACGCAACTAATGATTATCAAAGACAAAATGGTAATTTTATAAGTTTTGGTGGTGAGAATTATTATTATTTACCGTTCATATTTAGCGGTGCAAGTAGAACACGAACAGGGGATAATTTATCAGCTAGTTTAATACTTGCAAATAATATTTTAGCAATGAACCACGCAAAACAGGCCGTCGAACGTCAGTGGTTCGTTAGAGTTGCGGTCTGTGTTGTTGATCCTTCTAGCTTTGCACATAAAAGAACATTAACTGATGAAAGTTGGTTGGCTGCGTCTATGGCTTATGACCCTGAAACAATTGAAGTTGTGTTATCTAGTGCGATAGATAGCGTTGGAAGTAATGCACCTAATAGAACGCTGACGACGACGATGGTGGGCGCTTTGCCATCTAGTAGCAATATTCAAAATTTATGAATCCTTTCCAGTTAATTGGCATGCCTTTTAGGTTGGGCGCTGATCCTGTTAAGCATGGAAAGACAGATTGTTTAAGTCTTGCAAGAACGGTTTTAAAGCATTACGGAATTGATAGCCCTGAACCGACTAGGGACTGGTATAGACGACTAAGAAAAAAAGATTATTCAATATTCAAACAAGAGCTTCAGAAGTGGGGAACTAGAACAAAGACCCCTAAGATAGGAACAGTTGGCCTTGCTAAATCTAAGCAGGCTTATTGTTTAGTCGTATTCTTTGAACAAGGATGGTTAAGTTGCAACGAAACAGAAGTGAGATGGTCACCCCTAGACTTCCTACAGGTCGAAGAACTTTATTGCCCGTCGAATTAGAGTTAATACAAACTTTAAATTTAAGTGAGGAGGAATATTGGTATTTCGTAGATAAAACAGAAAGCCAAAACGGTAAAAGGCCAAAGGGATACGAATTAATACCTGACATACAGAATCACCAATATGTAATTCAATTCGCTATTGCGCTTGTTATTGGTTACATACAGCAAAAGATGGCGCCAAAGCCTAGAGCGCCAAAGAAACCGCCAAGCCTAACAACAGCAGACGTATCAAATGAAAGAAGATATGCGCCTAGAGAAGGTTTTAGCTCGGCTCAATCATTAGCCGCAATAGGCGAAACAATACCCCTTGTTTTTTCTAATACAGATATAAATTCCAAAGGTGGCGTAAGGGTTAATTCAAAACTCTTATGGTCGCAGATGCGAAGCTTAGGAGCTAGCCAACAACTTAGAGCAATATTTTTATTAGCCTCCGCTGATCTAGGAGCATTGCCAGATTTTGCAGGTTTCGCAATTGGTGATTCAACTTTAAAAAACTATGTCAATGCAAAAATAGCTTTGTATGTAATGGCGAACGGGGGAAGAGCAAAAGAAAACGGCCCCGAAAGATATGGTTCAGGAACGTTGGCAGATTGGCCTGATAATGACGCCTTTTCTGTCTATTGGGATAACAGCGCAACATATAAAGATGATGTATTTAGCGGTACAAGGACACCTCAGACAAACACACAATTTGGCGCTTTTGCTCCAATGCCTAACGGTATGAAATTTCGAGTGCCTTACGAATTAGTCCTAAAAGGGAAAGACATAAAAGACAGTTTAAAAGTTGATATAGATAAAAAAAGATTAAAGATTGAAACCTCGTTTACTCGTTTAGCTGGCGTACACTCTGCGAGTAATGGAGGGAATAAAAATTCAATTATCAAATATTCAATTTATGGTAATGATGTTACAAATGGTTGGGGTGATACTTTTGACCCTTGGGGTTTGGAGGATGTAAAAAATTCAGTTAATTCAGGTCGAGAAAATATAGATACAAATATAAACGTTGGTGATATTTATTTAGTTGGTTCAGCTATTGCCGTTTGTCTAAAAAAGACTTATGCAAACAGTTCTCAGGAAGGTCTATGGAGAGTCGGGAACACTTGCGAAGTTGAACTTAAAGTAATAGAAAGCGGTGATATTTATTCAGCTAGTGATACAGGGACACAAACAAAGGGGCCATCTGAAAATCTAACTATTCAACGTTGCGCGGTTGCGTCTGTTGCTAATAATTCAAGTTGTCAGGTTACAGAAATTGGGATTAAATCAACAGTTTGGAGGCAAATTACAGGTTTCCCAAATGCTAACTCTCACCCCGGAGCGATTGATTATGCCGCCGAGGTTGGAACGGTTTACGATTACGAACAAGAAAATGGAAACATTCAACTTGGTCAGATAAATAAATATATTCATCGTTTAAGTTTCTTTAGGCTATTTGCAAGAATTGCAGGTGAAAACAATTCATGGGAATCGATTGATAAAGGGATCCCTTTTGTTGTTAAAAATAATAATCCTTTGCCTTTATATCATTTTATAAGGATTAACCATCAAAATTTATTTCCTAATCAACTAGAATTTCGTCTTGTCCCTTACCCCGGTAATTTAGCTAAACGGGATCTTGAGAATAGTAATGTTCGCTTAATACATCATCATGCGGCTAATAATGACTCTGTTCCTGTTTTAGACACTATTACAGGTGTAACTATTAACAATAAATCAATTAGTGTTGTCTATCCGGGTCGATTAGTACAATTAACGTCGAATTATATGTCAAACCCTGAATATTATTTAGGCGATGCAGGTGGGGTGCCTACGGCTGGCGGAACAGTAACAGAAATGCACAACGATAGATCAACTCCTTGGGTTCCAGATTCAAGCATGTTTATTATTCAAGAAACTAAGTTTGATAATTACGATGATAGTGATTGGGACAATGTTCAAATTATTTATGATAATGACGGTGAATTTGAAGGCAAAATAAAATATTGGTGGGATGATGAAAATATTATTACAAGAACAGGATTAGGAGAGGCGCCAACACGGTCAGAATTTGAAAATAATACTGAATGGGCATTCCAAGCACCTGATGGCTTTTGGTATGGTCCCGGTTCTTCTAGGGGAGGCGGTTTTTATGAAATAAGGAGATATACGAAGGAAGAAAACTTGAGTCTTGTATATCAACAAACAACAGAAACAACGGCGATTTCTGAAACAGTTGCATCAGGCGCAACGGGTTTAACTTTAGATGTAAAAGTTTATAACAATTCCCCATATTATACGGCAACTTTTCAAGTAAATAATGGCGGTCAAGGTTATGAAGTAGGCAACGCGATTACTGTTGCAGCGCCATCACCTACAGATCCCAATAGAAAATTTTATTTAGGTATAACGGCTGTAATTAATAGAAGTGGAAGTTTAGTTGATAATGGAGCATGGCCCGAAAAAACTGGTGACAAAATAGGAAGAAATTTAAACCCTTATGATGCGGTAGCTGATTTTGTTTTATATGACGGGGAAAGGTCTAGCCATTTAGATAATCCTGAACATGAACTTTGTTATGTGAACGAACAATTAATTACTTCAGGGATGCAATATGACAAATTAGCAGTTGCAGGTTTAAGGCTTAATAGTGCAAAAGAGTGGTCTAGTTTTAGTTCATTTAGTGCATATATAAAGAAAGGAATTAAGGTCGAAAGATTAATAGATAACGAGGGTAATACTGCTGTTAATAATGCGTCAGGTGTTGATAGTAACGGAAAAGGTTCATCTAATATCTTGCCTGAAATTGTATATAGCTTGTTGACCGATTCTACGATTGGGTGCGGAAACTTGATCGGAGTAGAGGCAGTTGATAAAGAAGAGATGAGAACAGCAGCTAAGTTTTGCCACGCAAACGGGTTTTATTGGGATGGGGTAATTACTGATTCGCAAAACTTACGTGAATGGATTTTCCAACAAGCTTCAACGTGTTTTTTAGATTTTGTTGTTAAAGGTGGAAAGTTTTCATTAGTGCCAAATGTTCCATATAGCAAAAGCAGTTACATGATTATTCGTAATGTTACTTTTGCAATTCCACAAAATACAGACTTTAAGATCAAAGCGCTATTTACTGACGGCAACACCAAAGATCTAAAATGCAGTTTCTTAAGCCCAGAGGAACGTAAACCGTTTAGAGCTAACGTTATATATCGAGTAGAAAAAACAAATGGATTTGCAAAGAATAAATTAATTTCACTACGTCTTAATAACAATCAATCAGACAATTCTTGGCAACGAGGATCAGATCAAGATCCTGTCGAAACATTCGACTTGTCAGGTTGGCTAACGTCCTCTGTTCACGCCAGAGCCTTTGCAAAATACGCCTTAAGAACAAGGCAATTAGTCGATCATGGAATTACTTTCCAATGCGCCCCGCAATCAGTAATAGGTTTATCACCCGGCGATATGTTCAGGCTCTACTCGGAAATCACGCATACCTCGCGTTTTTCAAATGGCATAGTTTTACCTGATGGCACAATTCAAAGTCAAACTTCTATTAGTAACGGCGATAGTATTTATTATTGGAATCCAAATGATGATGCTAGAAATGGTGAAGTTCAATCCGGCTCAATTTCTATATCAGGAACAAAGGCAACAGGCCCATCAGGAATAAGAGGCAGCGTATTCACGAAAGCGCAAAGCAACGCTTCAGATCGAATCTATAAAATTGAATCGTTAAGTTATGGAGAAGATGGATTAATTGAAGTAGCAGGCTCTTTTGTTCCTTTAACAAGCGCAGGTAAGTTAGCTGTTTTAGACTGGAGAGAAAGCGATTTTACTTAAATGGCTCAGATAACTTTTCCTGTTGATATAACGCCAACGAGTAGGAACTATTCACCCGGCGAATTTCCTCAATCAGTTTTTGAAGCTCAGAACGGGGCAAAGACTGTTTTACGTTATGGCAATAAAAGGGTCAACGCTTCCCTATCCCTATCGTTTAAAAATATTACTGATAATCAAGCTGCTGAAATTTTAGCTAATTACGAATCTATAAATAGCGATTGGGATTACTTAAATTTTAATGGAACTGATGTTTTAAAAGGCATTGAACCAACAACAAGCACCCTTAAAACTTATGTAAGAGAATCTAATTCAGGTTTACGTTGGCGATATTCAAAGGCGCCTCAAGTATCAAGCGGTTCTTATCCCGGCGTTAGTAATGTCTCTTGTTCTTTTGTTGCTTGTATGGATGGAACTTAATTTTTAATTACTTTTTCTGCTTAGGCCTAATAGCATTACAATATGCTTAATGAATTGGTAAAAAGCAATTGGCGTATTCATCAGGTAAAGACGGTCAGTTATTTATTGACGACAACGGAACAGCGGCGGCCCGTGTTAAATCATGGAGTCTTAACGCATCGCAAGACACAATCGACACGACCTTTCTTGGAGACACAGACCGAACTTTTAAAGAAGGGGTTCGTAGTTTCAGCGGTAATTGTGAAATTGCTTACTACAGCGACGCCAATGGAGAATCAGACGCAAAGACATTAATTAATAAAATATTTAAACCTAGAACAACATCAACAGAGCCGGGAACGGCTGCCGAACAGGGTGAATCAACTTTAAAACTAGGCTTTAAAAATTACGTTGGTCAGTTGCAATACATCACCGTAAAAGTTTTATTCACTTCGATGTCAATTACCTGTTCAACAGGGGAGATATTTACAGCGTCAGGATCATTCACTGTTAATGGAGCGCCTACAGAGGTT